TCAAAACATGTAAAGCCTTGCAAGCCATTGCGAGGCCTTATGTGTCTCAGTTTTGTCCCACCTTGTATTACGACTTGCATAGCCAATGAAGATAAACGTGACGACAAACGGCGCAGCAGTCTTCTTTTCCTTCATACTTTCCCCACCCAGCATGCATACCTTTATGCCATAACTGAAGTTTATGTCTGTTATGAGCGAGGAGCGGAAGTCCGCAATTGTTCTTGCAACTAGGGCAGCTAAAAGACATGGCAGGCAAATGTCTACATGTAGGATACACCTGCTATCATAAAGAATCTTAGTCCTGAAGCATTTTAACTTTCTTCTCATGCTTTTTATATTCGCCATTTATCCATTCAGGTTCTTCCCGAATAGCTGATCGCATACAGTGTGTTGGGATATCATTCCAGAAAGCTGTAATCGCATCTGCAAACTCTATAAACTGTGTTTCTGTAACCTCAAGTTGCTCATGACGTAGACTAAATCTATAGCCTCCTGGAATATTGATATCCTGATAATACTCAGGATGCGCGATGGAAAGCTCCCGATGGGCATGGCCATCACCGTGCTTATAAACATTGACTACTTGGCGACAGGCATCGATTTTTTCGTAATAAGCCTTGCCGGTGATATCCATCCCAACCCATTCTAGAATTTCAATTAGCCTTGGGAAGCCGATGTCCCAGATCATCGATGTTACGGGTTTAGAGTCGAGCCAATGGCTGAATTCACGGATACACTTTTCTCGAAGTTCCTTATCGAACTGGTGAAACATTCCTGCTGTCAGAGCAAGTGAAACCGTATTTTTCATATCACTGAGGGCAATCCAATGTGAAATTCCTTCATCATGAGCCTGTTCCCAGATAGCCCCCTCGTCGTCATAATCGGGGTCAAAACGCTTACCGGCGGCCTCATAGTAATCTTTTTCTTTCTGCCGAGCTTCAGCTTCAAGATCAGAATCGCTAAACTGCGAAAATAAACGTTTTCTGGCTTCAGAAACATAAAAATTGTGTTTGTCGAGGAAGTAAGCCCGATCAATGGTTGCAAAATAAAAAAGTGAAAAATCTTTTTCGCTCATGGGGATCTCCCTCGTTTCGTCAGTTCTACAAGCCCTTGGAAGTAGGCTGCTAATAAAGAAAAGATTACATTTGAACAACTGTGCAAGATAGCAGTACGCCTAAAGGTAGTGCAAGTATCCCAACTAAGGTAACGATGCGTTTTCAAATATATAACTTAACGCTCGCGATATCCGCTTCTGGCACGAGGCGGACAGAACATGTGGACATGACGTCAGCTCTAAGCGAGGAGCTGATGCTAGCGGGGTAGGTTCAGTACAATCATAGGAGAGATCCAAAGTGTGCAGACACTGACTAAATTAAAGAAAATAGCATCTACGCTATATGGATATTAATAATGTCTATGACGAATATCATTATACGGGTAATGACTCCAACTTATTGATAGTGTTTTATGTTCAGATAATGCCCGATGACTTTGTCATGCAGCTCCACCGATTTTGAAAACGACAGCGACTTCCGTCCCAGCCGTGCCAGGTGCTGCCTCAGATTCAGGTTATGCCGCTCAATTCGCTGCGTATATCGCTTGCTGATTACGTGCAGCTTTCCCTTCAGGCGGGATTCATACAGCGGCCAGCCATCCGTCATCCATATCACCACGTCAAAGGGTGACAGCAGGCTCATAAGACGCCCCAGCGTCGCCATAGTGCGTTCACCGAATACGTGCGCAACAACCGTCTTCCGGAGCCTGTCATACGCGTAAAACAGCCAGCGCTGGCGCGATTTAGCCCCGACATAGCCCCACTGTTCGTCCATTTCCGCGCAGACGATGACGTCACTGCCCGGCTGTATGCGCGAGGTTACCGACTGCGGCCTGAGTTTTTTAAGTGACGTAAAATCGTGTTGAGGCCAACGCCCATAATGCGGGCTGTTGCCCGGCATCCAACGCCATTCATGGCCATATCAATGATTTTCTGGTGCGTACCGGGTTGAGAAGCGGTGTAAGTGAACTGCAGTTGCCATGTTTTACGGCAGTGAGAGCAGAGATAGCGCTGATGTCCGGCGGTGCTTTTGCCGTTACGCACCACCCCGTCAGTAGCTGAACAGGAGGGACAGCTGATAGAAACAGAAGCCACTGGAGCACCTCAAAAAGACCATCATACACTAAATCAGTAAGTTGGCAGCATCACCAATCAAACGATAGTTTGCAATGACAATATAAACGTTTTCAGTGAGTTAAGCAATACTAGGAAATTATGAGACAGATTACGTCGCCTCCACCATAATGATTAACGAACCGTACTTTTTGCAAAGTCCGCATCTGGCACATAGCAGACCAGAGACACTGGCGTAAAGCCATGGAGGATCGGTGGGAGGAGGTAAAAATCCTCTCATGCAAAAAATACGCAAAATCGATAACAGTTGGAAATCATTCAATACTCGCACTATCGGAAGTTCACCAGCCAGTCGTAGCACGTTCTTGCATACGACGTGCTACGGTTTCATTTATCTCCGACCGGAAACCTCTTATACAAAGTCGATATGCCAATATCATAGATGATCGCCACCTTCTGGCGAGGAACTCCTGATGCAATTAATCGTCCGGCCTGTGCCCATTGTTCTGGTGTAAGTTTGGGACGTCGTCCACCAATTCGTCCCTGTGCGCGAGCAGCTTCCAGGCCAGCTTTTGTTCGTTCAACAATCAGTTCTCGTTCCATTTCAGCCAGGGCACCCATCACATGAAAGAAGAAGCGCCCCATAGGCGTACTCGTATCGATGCTATCCGTCAGGCTCCGGAAGTTAACACCTTTCTCCCGCAGTTCCTCCACTAACCCAACAAGATGTCGCATGCTGCGACCGAGGCGGTCACGCTTTCAGACCACCAGCGTATCGCCTTCAGATATGCATCCTTGCTAAACTTAGATCGCCGGTCACCAACTAAGCATGCAGTATGCGTTATGTTTTTTATTGCTCCCAGGGTAATGTGTCCACTAACTAAACAAGGAGATAGTGATGCTGCATACTATGAATTTCACGGTGCCCGTAAATCAGTCCACCGTTAACGCTTTAATTAGCAATTGCCTTGGAGCTATCAATCAGGGGGCGACTGAGTTAAACATTTACATTTCCAGTCCGGGCGGTGACCTCGTTGCAGGTTTTACTGCTTATCACTTTCTAAAGGCCCTACCAATCCCAGTAAAGACCCATAACCTTAGCAATGTTGAATCAGTCGCTAATATCATTTTTCTTGCAGGGTCTGAACGTAAGGCGAATCCTGGGAGTCGGTTCTTACTGCATCCTTTTCACTGGGGCTTGATGGGCCCAAGCGTGGATCACTCACGCGTCAGTGAGTGGAGCGCGTGTCTCAATAATGACCTGGAGCGTTTTGTCGATATTTTGGAGAGTCAGATTGAGCTCAGTAAGAGCCGCAATGAGTGGAAGGAGGTTATCTCCGCCGCCACCATAGCCAATGCCTCTACAGCTCTGGATTGGGGGATGGTTCACGAGGTTGCCGCCGCCACTTACCCGCAGGCACCCGGCACATACTGGTGGATTAACTGTTAACATAATTACCTCTCAAATTTAAATTGGGCAGAGATGCCAGCATCCAGGCTCGCGCCTGGACGATTGTCTGATGATGAAAAGTGCAGTTTAATCTGTGGCTGGATTATCTGGATGCACTGGAGCTGGTTGATACCTCCAGTGCGCCAGATATTGAATGGCCTACTCCTCCGGCAGTTCAGGCCAGATGACATCCGGTGCGGTGCTGGTATCTGTTGCCGTCACAGCGTCGATATAATCCAGCACAACGTTAAGTCGGGTAGTTTCTTCTTGCGTCAGTTTGCGCCCGGCCTGCAGCTTTAACTGAATCACGCTGATATTGACCATTGCTGCGTCTATCAGCGACTGTTTTTTTTGTTCAGCGTCAGCTACCAGTTCATCATGAGAACGTTCCGGAGGGAGCGGCGCAGTAAATACCCCGTCTGAATACCCCCAGCCGATTCCGGGATGCTCACTGATATCAGAAATATCAATGAGCTGCTGATTATCCGGCACTGTGAATTCAGCCTCGCCATCCCAGACAATGACATTCACAACCATCCCATTTTCAATAACTGCATATGACGCATTCATTATGCAAACTCCTCGATAATACAAATCCCAGCAGCACCTTTCCCGCCTGTCATACTGGTTCCGCTATAACCGGCATCGTATGCGCCACCGCCACCTGAACCATATACCTTACCACTAACACCACCGCCAGCGCCTGCGCGTCCACCGCCCCCCCAGTACGATGTTCCGCCTTCACCGCTGACGCCGATATTTCCGGACTGACCGTCGCCTCCATTTCCACCAATGATGTTGATACCGCCAGTACTTGGCACACCGCCGTTATCGTCTTCGGTCAGCTCGCTGATGACCGAAAAATCGAACTGATAAATCAGCTCATGACGATTCAGATCCAGCAGCGTGCCGCCGTCATAAGTAATCGGGTTACCGCACGCTTCCGGGTTCCAGCCCAGAATGGCCTTAAAGAGCATCTGCCGGATATCGTCCACCACATCATACGAGGCAAACTGACCGCGCTCATCACGCCCGTTCCAGCTCTTTCATCGGGTCGGACATGTTGGTGTAGTTCTGAATGATGGTGATGGGATTCAGGTCTTCATCAGCAAGGTCATGTGACAGCCCGGTCGCCCCGAAGGGGTCGATGGGTGACTCGCTGACCGGGCTGATTTTGTTCGCTGCTTTGGCCTCTTCGAGGATGTAGCGATAATCCACCTCTGCACCATCGGTAACGGTCAGGACGCCCATTTCCACCCATTTCTGAAAGCGTTCGGCTGTCCGGCGATCTTCATTTTTCTCGACGCTGTACACCGTGTCATACGGTACCCAGAAACGCGGGGCCACACTGTAGTAATGCGTTTTACCGTCAATCTCGCGGGTATAAAGTCGCGCCATGCTGTTCATATCCAGCTTACGCGCCAGGTCAAAGGCCAGAATGCACGGCTGCCCCTCGAACTGCTCAAGGGTCAGTGATTTATCCTCGCAGCTCTGCCAGCTCACCAGGTTGAAATACGCCGAACGCGCCGACACCCAGATATTGAGGTGTTTTGTTTTAAAGACGTTTGCCAGACGGGCGTTATTTTTCGCACGCTGCTGCTGACTTAACAAAAATTCGCGATAAACCGACACGCCAATATTTGGATTGGCTTTTTCCAGCACCTGCGGGTCGGTCCAGTCGTCACCTTCATCAACGGTATAGATGATCCCGAACAGTTCATCGTTGGGCACCGAGCCGTTGAGCATCTCGATGACTTCCCGCCGCTTGTCGTAGCACGGCCCCTCAATGTTGTACCCGGCAGTAGTAATGGCCCACATCAGTGGCTGACGTCGCGCCCCCATCCCGGTAAGCATCGTGGTGTAAAGCGCATCGGTGGCGTGCTCGTGATATTCATCCACCACCGCACAGTGGGGTGATGATCCATCACCGGGGTTACCGATCAGCGGTTCAAACCGCGCGCCATCCTCCGGACGGTTCATGTTTGAGGCGTTAACCTCAATCCCGAACGCTTCCGTCAGCATGGGCGTGCGTTTACACATCAGTCGCGCCGGGCGAAAGACTTCCCACGCCTGTTTCTCTGTCGTGGCACCGGAATACACTTCCGCGCCAAACTCGTTATCACAGGCAAAACAATACAGGGCGACACCGGCAGAGATTGCCGATTTGCCGTTCTTACGGGGGATTTCGGTATACACCTCCCGGAAGCGGCGCAGCCGGGAGCCTTTATTGACCCAGCCAAACGCACAGCAGATCACAAAGAGCTGCCACGGCTCCAGCGTGATGGGCATCCTCTTGAATGCCCACTCACCCTTGGTGTGCGGCAACAGCTGAATAAATTTGGCGGCTCGTTCAGCCAGGTCCTTGTCGAAGCGGTAACGAAACGACTTACTTTTTTCCGCCATCAGGTCATCAAGATGGCGCTGGCAGGCCTGAATCACAAACTGGCAGGCCACAATCTTTCCGCGAAAGACATCCCGGGCATACTGATTGGCAGCATTTACGTTGGGGTAAGATTTCCGGCTCATGATTCGATGATTTTCAGAAACGGGTTAGTAGCTTTCTTCTGCCCCGCCAGGCCAATCAGACGCTGGCGGCTGCTGGGGTCGAGTCCGAGCATTGCCCCCGTGCTGCTCATCTCGGACTCCTGTTCTTTTTTGGCGGTCAGCTCAGGATTTTTGACCATACCGCCCATTGCACCGGTGATGGTGTTGCCCTGTCTGGCAATATTTTTCACGGCACGTCGCCAGAACTCATAGGCCACACACCACCGCTCAAGCACCGCGAGGTCAGTCACGCACAGCAGGCCCTGACCGCAAAGTTCTTTAGTTGTCAATTGCCACATGATCGTGGCGAGAGGGAGATCTTCTTCAGCGAACCACTCCGGTGGCTCAACACCTTTGATGGGCGTAAAAACAGGTTCATCTTTATTCAGGGCTCGCTTGCCGGGGTTTCCGGCCAGCGCCTTGCGCGCCGTTGGCTTGGGGCGACGCCCGGAACGCCCCGCCGTTCCAGCCATATGCGGCACTCCTGGTTAAATTTCATTTTTCGCGGGTATAAAAAAACGATGGGGCGGGCAGTCCTGAAGACGTCAGGGTACAGAGATTTGACCCGCCCCTCCCCTCTGGCAGTGGGAACTGGTTCTTACTTCAGCCGTTCACGGGCCGTCTTCGCCTTATGACACGGCCAGCACAAACTCTGCAGATTACTGTCGACATCAGTGCCGCCATGCGATTTAGGGATGATGTGGTCAACGGTCTTCGCCTCACGCACCACACCAGCACGCAGACATAACTGACACAGGCCTTTGTCACGCTTCAGGACACGCGCGCGGATACTTTCCCACTTCGAACCGTAGCCGCGCTGATGACGGGATTGTCCAGGTTTGTATTGCTTCCAGCCTTCGCTTTTGTGGCTTTCGCAGTAGCCTGAAGGGTCCGTGGTTGTAGAGCGGCAGCCGCGAACACGGCAGGCTTTTGGGGTTCGTGGGGGCATATGTACTCCAATGAAGAAACCAGCGAAATAGCAGCCTTCATTCGTAGTAAACCTTTTTCATCAACGCAGTAATGGATTCTTTGAAGAGTCGCAATCAATACAACTCACTAATGGAGAGACTTGTCTCACGCATGAGACAAATTTCCCGTTTGATTTAATGGACACTATAGAGGGACAGAATGCCTTCCTCACTCGAATCACATCAATTAAGGAGGTTCAACATGTTTCATTCCACAAGTCATCAGGCTGTAATTATGGCAGCATCAGTTTGTGCCACAGACCTTTTCCGCTTCACTTTGAGCCTGATTCATTTCTACCTGACCGGCTCGCCTCTATCTTTTTAATCCCCACTTTATCCAAATTGCATTGCCAGAATGCCGACAACAGACTGACATTCAAATCCTGACTACCTCCAATAGGCTGAGCATCCACCTATATAGTTTTAATTTTCATCAATCCATTTAACTATCGTTTAATTGTTGTCACATAGGATTCTGCCGTTTTTAACAATGCAGGATAATAAGATGAAAAAAATGTTGTTTTCTGCCGCTCTGGCAATGCTTATTACAGGATGTGCTCAACAGACGTTTACTGTTGGAAACAAACCGACAGCAGTAACACCAAAGGAAACCATCACCCATCATTTCTTCGTTTCGGGAATTGGACAGGAGAAAACTGTTGATGCAGCCAAAATTTGTGGCGGCGCAGAAAATGTTGTTAAAACAGAAACCCAGCAAACATTCGTAAATGGATTGCTCGGTTTTATTACCTTAGGCATTTATACTCCGCTGGAAGCGCGGGTGTATTGCTCACAATAATTGCATGAGTTGCCCATCGATATGGGCAGCTCTATCTGCACTGCTCATTAATATACTTCTGGGTTCCTTCCAGTTGTTTTTGCATAGTGATCAGCCTCTCTCTGAGAGTGAAATAATCCCGTTCAGCGGTGTCTGCCAGTCGGGGGGAGGCTGCATTATCCATGCCGGAGGCGGTGGTGGCTTCACGCACTGACTGACAGACTGCTTTGATGTGCAACCGACGACGACCAGCGGCGACATCATCACGCAGAGCATCATTTTCAGCTTTCGCATCAGCTAACTCCTTCGTGTATTTTGCATCGAGCGCAGCAACATCACGTTGGCGCACCTGCATGTCAGTAATTGTCGAGTTCGCCAGCTTCAGTTCTCTGGCATTTTTGTCGCGCTGGGCTTTGTAGGTAATGGCGTTATCACGGTAATGATTAACCGCCCATGACAGACAGACGATGATGCAGATAACCAGAGCGGAGATAATCGCGGTTAATCTGTTCATACCTCAATCTCTCTGACCGTTCCGCCCGCTTCTTTGAATTTTGCAATCAGGCTGTCAGCCTTATGCTCGAACTGACCATAACCAGCGCCCGGCAGTGAAGCCCAGATATTGCTGCAACGGTCGATTGCCTGACGAATATTGCCGCGGTCAATCATCGGTAAAGCGCCACGCTCTTTAATCTGCTGCAGAGCTACAGCGTCCTGGCTTTCTGGAGAAAAATCTTTCAGGCCAAGCTGTTTACGGTAAGCATCCCACCAGCGTGAAAGAAGCTGGTAACGTCCGGCGGCTGTTGATTTGAGTTTGGGGTTTAGCGTGACAAGTTTGCGAGGGTGATCGGAGTAATCAGTGAACAGTTCACCACCAACAATAACATCATAACCGTGGTTACGTGTCGGTTGTCGCCCGTTATCCGTTCCTTCTGACCAGGCCACCATATCAAGGAAAGCTTTACGCTGAGGATTTAGTTCCTGCATAAATTACTCCTTCGAGCTACCAAACTTGTTACCGATTACTCTCATTGCCGCACCACGAATAGCATCGACCCCGATCAGCCCCACCCCACCACCAATAGCAACAGAAAGTGATTTAGGCCATCCGACATACTCAAGCGCGGATGCAAAGGTCAGTGTCAGAGCGCCACAGAGCAAAATCTCGAGCGTTTTTCGCTTCCAGCCGCCACCGCCACCAAAATAGGCAATACGTAAACCAGCCATAACGATCGACATAATTACTGCGCCCAGTGGTGTGTCTCCACGCCACCAGCTCTGTACCAACTCCAGCCAGGTATTTGGGTTATGAGGCATTTCGTCATCTCTCACCTCGCGATATTTGCGGGTGCTGTGTTGGAAATAAAAAGGCCACGCAACGTGGCCACCAGAATTATTTCCCCACCAGTTCACTTACCTCTTTCACCGTCTGATTAAACCGCTCTGACTCAAGTTCAACACCTAACGCCCGACGCCCCAGCGCCATTGCTGCTTTTATTGTGGAACCGGATCCCATAAAGAAATCAGCAACCAGATCACCAGGTCGACTACTGGCATTGATTATTTGCCGGAGCATATCCGCCGGTTTCTCGCACGGATGTTTACCCGGGTAGAACTGAACGGGCTTATGCGTCCAGACATCGGTATAAGGCACAGAGACTGATACGGAGAAATAGCGCCGGAGAGATTTAAACTCATCCAGCAATTCAGAATATTTGCGATTCAGTGAATCATAAGATGCCACCAGCTGGTGGTGTGGTTGTTCCAGTTGTTGTTCCTGAAACTTCTCTGCCGCTATACGGGAAAACAGTGCCTGTAACTTCCGATAGTCAGCCTCATTCGGCAACTGCCACTGACTGGCACCAAACCAGTGGGAAACCATATTTTTCTTATCTGTGGCTTCGGCAATTTGTTTTGCCGTTATACCCAGTTCGGCACGAGCATCCCTGAAATACGATATCAGCGGTGCCATTATGTGCTGTTTGAGTTCCCTTTCTTTTGCCGCATAGTCGTCACTTTTGCCGCGATATGGCCCCTGGTAATGTTCAGCAAACAGAACGCGCTCTGTGGCAGGAAAATATGCGCGCAGACTTTCTTTATTACACCCATTCCAACGTCCGGACGGCTTCGCCCAGATGATATGGTTAAGCACGTTGAAACGTTCACGCATCATGATCTCAATATCAGATGCCAGGCGATGCCCACAGAACAGGTAAAGGCTTCCGGCAGGTTTTAACACCCGCCAGAACTGGGCCAGACAGTGGTCCAGCCACTTAAGGTAATCTTCGTCCCCTTTCCACTGATTGTCCCAACCGTTAGGTTTCACTTTGAAGTAAGGCGGATCGGTAACAATCAGGTCAATGGAATCATCAGGCAGGGACTGAATAAAATGCAGGCAATCAGCGTTGATTAAATCAACACTGTTTATTTTTACAGTATTTTTCATGGATCAGTAAGCGTAACTCTGGTAGGCTCACTCTGCTTTTGCGCTAAAGCAGTGGGCCGTGGTTCGCTTGTGACCAGTAAGCATGAGCGAATGGCTGGCAGGTGCTACCAACACCCACCAGCCGCCCATTTTCACAGCAGGAAACCGCCATTACTGGCAGCGTCTGAATTTATTCCCGTACCCGCCGTTATCCTTCGCCAGACCCGCCAGAACTAACTGAGTCAGTATTAACTGGCACCGGGCTTCGCTTACTCCGGTAGTTCTCGTCATCATGCGTGGCGTTACCCACTTGTCAGCAGGTAAGAAATGAAGGACTGCGGCGGCGGTTTCTGTCATATCTTGCTGTTTTAGCATGTCTTTTTCCCTTCTGGTTAACATGACATACCAATAACTCTTGTCTAAAAAGCCAGCAAGATAAAAAGTCAGTATTCACGACCACCAGCGTGTTTACTGTGCTGCACCAAGTTTACAGGTACAAAAAAACCGCTCAGCGGCGGGTTTAAGTTGTGTGGCGAAGTAACCACTCTTAACACAGTAATCTAGAAAATGCGGACCGCGTTAGTGATTTTTATCTGTTTTTCCATTATTTTTTTGCCACACAGCTTAAAACGAAAAATAAAGCAGGCGTTGCCAAACCTCACGGTGACAGTTGGCTTAGAATGAGGACATATTTTTGGATAAGTTTGATGAGATTCATGTAGATATTGAATCTGAGCAGCAAGCCTTCGATTTGCTTGAAAGCTATCTTGATGGTTATGGTTTACCTGACAGTTTAAGTTTCAACGGATGGCCAAACCTTACCATCAGATTAACCGGTGAAAAATTCAACAGATCGCTAACACCTTCAGTTATGAAGGGATTTGTTGAAATGCAAGCTCAAATCAACAAATCATATGCCCTTGCCAAGTACGGTGTCCCTGACGTCCGCAAACTGACCAAAGAAGAACTTGATGCCCTAGAAATAGAAGTTACGGTAGAACAGGGTTCTTCAATAGTAGAAATCAACATTGATGGCTTTTTAACCAAACTCACACAGGAACTTGTTGGTAAAATGAACGCAACTGAGATCATGTTTACTGTTCTCGGCGCAGCAGTCATCTGGGGCGGAGTAACAGTATTTAAACGGTTCTTGGACAACCGTAAAGATATTCGCCTTGCAGAAATTGCTAAGGATGGAGAGAAAGAACATCTCCGGACTATGCAGATCATGAGCGAGCAAGAAACTAAACGCCTGCGGGTTATTTCAGAAATGATTGCGGAAAAACCACTTCTCGATAACATGGACCGTATGTCGTATGACGCTAAAACCCAAATGGTCAAATCCTTTGTGCGTTCAGATAACGCTCAAATTGATGGCGTTACTATTGATTCTGAAATGGCGAAAGAGTTGGTTACGAATGCTCGTAGACGTTCATCAGAAATGAGGATTGATGGTATTTACCGAATTGAAGAAGTCAATAATACTGACCCAGAGAGTTTCAAAGTTAAGGTCCGACGCGTAGATACCGACCAACGTCTAACCTGCGTAGTTCAGGATGTTTTCCTTGATGAATCCGGAAACAAAGAAGCATTGCAGCGAGCTGAGTGGGAAAGAAAGCCTGTACATTTGAGCATTAACGCAAAACACGTCGATGGTGACATTAAGTCAGCAGTAATTCTCTATGTTCGAGATGTGGAACAAAAGCCCGAGTAATCGGGCTTCAATAATCAATCTTTAATTTCGGGGTCCATCTCTAGACTAATTTCCAGCATCGATAGGCAGCCATCAATAAACCCCTCAGCCATCTGTATCTCAATGCGTATTAGTTTCTCATCCTTTTTACGAGCCTTGGCGAGCTTTCTTTTAGAGATACCGTATAGGTAATGGGCAACAAGAAGCGAATGTTCGTCCGGCCTTTTTTGCCTTAGACGAGCAAGACAACCTTCAATAATTAATGCATCACTATCTGAACATGCCTGACGTGTTTTGCTTGTATAGGGAAGAAGCCCTTTAAACCCAGCAGCTATAGGAGAATAGTCTACTCCTGAACTATCACTCGCCGCCCATGCTCCCCAACGATCCAGAACCATTTGAATATCACGCATCAACTTTCTCCACAAAATCAGGCCAGCACGCCAATTGCCAGCGCACGATCGATAAAACGAAATATCAGCTCCAACTGAGAGCCATACTTTTCTTCAAATACCACGGTATCCGCATGCAGCTCGTCGTGATGCTTTCTGCACAAAGGCAACACAAAAAGGTCATGCGCTTTTGTTCCCATTCCACCCTGACCGTAACCTATCAGGTGGTGGGGATCATCAGCGGGCTTTCCACAACATGCACACGGCTGTGTCTTAACCCAGCGCGTGTACTTTTCATTAACCCAGCGGCGACGTTTTGGGCGTAACATAAAAGACTCCGGCGACTCCGGATCCACTTTCAGCGCCAGCACCTTTTTCGCCTTATCCTGGATGATGCTGGTGGCAGGAACCGAAGGCACAAGGTCACTTTCCCGGGTGACAGACGGCACAACAGGCTTCGGTAATCTCAGTGCCTTACGGGCTGCACTTTCCGGTAAGGCATCCGCCAGGTCATTACGAATCAGCCACCAGCACAGTTCCGGCATTGTCACAACGTGACTGTCATCAAAACCGAGATCCCGACGCACAACAGACAACACCCAGCGGGCACAGTTATCCGTTGCCATTGATTCCAGCCGTTCCGTGAACTGATCGCGCAGCTGGTTATCGCAGTGCCAGCACAGACGGATTGCACCCGGAGCGTGTCGCATTGTGGTCATGTTCTCGCTGTGCCAGTCGGAATGAGGCCACTGGCAGCCTTTTTCACGAAGTAACCAGCTTTCAAGACATTCCACGCCACCAGCACGACGGATCACTGCCTCATTGCGGAACACGGCCCGAACGGTAGGATCATCCGCCAGCGGTTGTGATGCCGCCGGAACGGCACCACTGGCGAAAGATGAATAACGTTCCGGCTCAGGCTCCAGCAGGACACGCCCCTGCATAAACAGGGGCATCAGCTCTGAACCTGGTCTGAACAATACGATCCCCATACGCGGGGCAATTTCAGGGGTCAGTAGTGCTCTCACGGTCACCTCAATGTACGGTATCGAGCAGCTTTAACAGCTCAGGGAATCGGGATTCGAAGAAATGCGGCTGCGTCTCGCGCGGATTTGCGGGACTGGTGATGTTCTTGCCGAACATGCAGCCTTTCGCTGTCAGTGACCAGAATTTTTTGATGTTGTTAATCGCGGTACGGCTGTATCGTTCGCGCTGCTCGACGATCCCCAGCTTCACCATCTGGTGATATGCCTGATTAGCTGTCAGGCGGATACCATACTGCTTCAGCAATGCACTCAGTGACAGCGTGGGGCGGCTTGAGCCATCAGGCGCGTCAGCAGGAGCATCAATGGCATAGCGCGGTGCCAGATTCGGTAAGCCAACAGCCTCCTGGAGTTTCTGACAGGCCCCAAGCACTGAAGAGTTAGACAGGTTTAACTCCCTGCGCATAAAGTCCAGCAGAATCACTCCAGCCTGCATCTTGTCAGCAGCCTGCCCGGATAATTTTTCCGGTGCGCTGGTTACCATATCGAAAGTACGGATCACCTTCAGATGGAATGACGGGCTGATCCACATTGCATAGGCATACACCAGTTCCTTGCAGACATAAGTTCCCCGTTCATTTCCCCCATGAATCACACTCACCGGGTCAACACCCAAATTCTGGGTGTTGGTCAATTCATGAACAAGTTCAACAGTTTGTTGGCTGGAAAGAAACTTTCCTGGCTCCTTGGTTCTGGCATTTGCACCAGATGCTACTGCTGCGCGATGCAGATCGTTCAGGCTGTAACGCCCATAAGCATCACGACGAACTTCAATACCATCAATGACCATCAGATTATTCATACTTCGTTTCTCCTTTTGCTCAGGCGGCTGCACCCGCCGTTTTCTCGTACTTACTGATAGTGATCTCGACCTTCCCTTCCGGGATAACCGGTCCCCACTCCACCAGCATTCTTTTCACCTGACTGTCGTCTTCCCACACACCCGCGTGGGTCAGGGCGTCAAACAGCGCCTTGTTATAGTTGTCCAGATCGCGGCTCCGGTTATCCGGAAGGAAACAACACGATCTCCACTGAAGCAGGTGCCGACGTTGGTTTCGGCAGACGACGTAACTGCTCAACTATTGCTGCGCACGCCGCGCTCTGGAATTTTCGCCCCGCCGCGCTTATCAGGCTCTTACCAGCAAACGCCCCTTTGTTGGGGTGTCGCCAGTACGTGTTCACGCTGGGCGGGAAAGGCAGGATCAGCTTCATACTTTCAGGCCTCTCTCATGTAACCAGTGAGTTGCACGCAGCCTTGCGTTTTCCTCACCGGCAAGCAGTGAGCGGATAATCCCGACCGCCTCGCTGTCGTCGTCCTTCACCGCGGTATGAAGCGTGATCCCCCGGGCCACACCACGCTTTATCGTGATGACGCCTTTTTTCTCCAGTGCGCGAAGATGCTCCACCGCTGCATTCACTGAACGGTATCCCAGCATGGTTGCCACCTCCTGATTGGTTGGCGGAAAGCCACGTTCTTGCTGGTAAGAAATCAGCATATCCAGCACCTGCTGCTGACACTGAGTTAACGTCGTCATTAAGCCCCCACGTAATTCCCTGACAGATACCATTCATCACCCGATACAGCGCGCTTGCTGCTTTTCCGTAAGCACCGCTCTCGACGCGCCAGAAAGTTGTTTCGTTCTGGCTGGGAGTGACTTTCACGGAATGCCGCCATCCACACCGTTGCAGCACGACGGTATAAGCCCCTGGACTCCAGCTCTTCAGCCTGGCGGGTCAGGCACAAAATCACCCGGGGATCGTTAGTGCCGACATAGAAATTGCGCACAGGTCTGGTTTCACGAACAGGTTGTGGTTCCGGCTCCTGCGCTCTCTCAGTCAGGCGCGGGAAATGTCTGCGTGTATCTCCTTCACAACGGTGAGCCACATGCCCACTCTGACGTAACTTGCTTGCTGACTGCAGAACGCGCTGCCGTGAGTAACCTGCAAAAGCATCCGCAATGTCTCCGGAAGTACAGCCCGGATGGGCTTCAATGAATTTCTGAACGTCATTCAAAAGACTCATGATCACCCCCTGAATCCTGCCGGGATCTGGCTGTAGTCCACGTTGTCGTAACTGGCTTTGAAGTACGGGTCTTCACGTTTTTCTGTGTGCGTGCTGACGGACGGCGATAAGCGCAGGGAAAGCTCATCCCATTTTTCCCGCAACTTCGACGGGCTGAGCACGTTACGGCACCAGAACGGATCGCGGCTGACGCGGCTGTACATCTCGCAGATTTGTTTGTGAGTACGACCATCCTGCACACACATCAGGCGAATTTCGTTTGCCCATGCTGTCCAGTTCGGTTCTTTGGGACGAACCACCTCGCCGTCACATTCGGCGGCCTGCTCGTACAGGGCAATGATTTTTTTCCAGAGCCACTGTGCGCAGGTCAAATCATCCTGCGTTCCCCACTGGCGCTTTTTAGGGCTGAATACAACCGCATCAGGATGGCGAGTTAAAAAATCCTGTTCAGCCGTCTGCGTGTCCGGTTGCGAAGCGTCCGGACGAGAAGGTTTTTTATCTGACGGATCATGTTTTGATTTTACTGACGGATCCCCGCCAGATTCTGACGGGTGAAAACCCGCTTTTTTGCCAGATTTCGACGCATCAAATTTTGACGTGTCAGATTTTGATGCGTCAGATTTTGACGGGTCAGAATCTGACAGTTGAGAAAATGCCGCTGCCTGAAGCTTCGCAACGTTAAGCTGATAAACATTCGACGCATTGCGGTTACCCTGGCGACGCGCCTTACGCGTTAACCAGCCTTCTGCTTCCAGCCGTGCGATAGCCGTTCTGACGGTACTCATCCCCGCGCCAATCTGACGGGCAATAGTTTCAATTGATGGCCAGCACACACCTTCGTCATTACTGAAATCAGCCAGGCGGGCCATAATTGCCACGCTGGATAATTTCATGCCTGACGCAGCGCAACCATCCCATACATAGCCGGTTAATTTAGTGCTCATGACCGACCTCTATTTCCCTGAATTTACGACGAAACTGTTCGAGCGGGCTGAAGCACTCATGCTCATAGCCTTCACGGAGGTAGATAACCCGTTGTGTTTCCGGCTCCCAACGAATGACTCTGACGGGCACTCCGTAGTGATCTTTGAACCAGCGGTTAACTTGTCGCAAAGGACTGTCTCCTTCTGCCGGTTGAAATCCCCCACAGCCCACTCAGCAAAGCTGTGGGTTACAATTTCCCTGTCACCTGGTACATTTACTGCATAGCAATACTCCACCTTCGCTTTTCCACCCGGTACAGGAAGCGCAATCAGTTGCGAGCGACGGTAGTGTGTTGTTAAACTGTTCATGCGTTAGTTTCTCCACAACCAGAAGCAATCGACGCCACGACGCCCGGAGCTGCACACTCGCGGGCGTCATTACTTTCTGAAACGCAAAAAATTTTGTAGACAAGTGCTGCATGCTCCTGCAGCTTCGAAATTGAGAGGTACAGCTCGTCGTTAATTGCTGTCTTCTCATGCGGTTCCACTACACCGTCTTCGATTGCCGAACGAATCTGTCTGGAATAACTGCCAATCTGTTCAATGACTTCCAGCAGGCGCTGGTTAATATCGGCGTTGTCCACATCCTCGACGTCAGGAAGAGACACAAAGACGCCATTTGCAGACTGCGCCACAGCGTCAGCAATGAAGTGAGTTCCACCAGCACGTTGCAAAATCATTGCCCATCCCAGCGGGAAAATCTGATCGCCATCGGCACGAAGGCGGTTAAATAATGCGTTTTCTGTTACATCCAGCCAGTCAGCTGCTTCAGCGTAACCACCCGGCAACGCTGCGATAGTTTTTCTGACAGCTTTCACGTACCACTCAGGCTGTTTTTCTACTTTCCAGTGATGCTTACCCACGGTTAGCCTCATCGTTCTGTGGTTTCTGTTAATCGATTTATCCATTAGATTTTTCATAAAGCTCAGGTTTAAATGGCAACCGTCCGCAAGTTCTATATGCAGCTTCTGCTGCACGTCCTTTTGGAATTAACTGGCCCGGACGGTTTCGCCACTGATAAACGGCTTCAGTTGTTATGCCGAAAAAAGCAGCAACTTTCTCAATACTGCCGAAGTAGCTTTCGATATCGTCAGTTGTCATACGCCCTCCAAACTAAGTTTTATTAGATGCTAATTACAAATCTATCTTTGGTCAATAAAAACTAAGATTACTTAGCAATTCAAGAAATGGTGCTCCTATGGAAACGGTTGGTCAGCGTATAAAAGCTCTGAGAAGAGTTACCGGAACGTCCCAGAAAGAATTGGGTAAATTTTGTGGAGTAAGCGACGTTGCTGTGGGGTACTGGGAGAAAGACATCAATACCCCTGGTGGGGAGGCACTTTCGAAATTAGCGAAGTTCTTCAATACGTCAATAGATTACATTCTTTATGGTGCTGAGTTTGAAGGCAAACTCGTCACAAACATGCGCAGAGTTCCTGTAATATCGTGGGTTCAGGCTGGGCAGTTTACTGAGTGCAGGGCAGCAGAAGTGTTTAGTGAAGTGGACAAGTGGGTAGATACATCATTAAAGATTGGTGATAACTCATTTGCATTAGAGGTTAAAGGTGACTCCATGACTAACCCTAATGGCCTCCCAACAATACCAGAAGGCGCAACAGTGATTGTAGATCCAGATGCAGAACCTCGTCATGGAAAAATAGTCATCGCTCGACTTGATGGAACAAACGAAGCTACAGTAAAAAAATTAGTCATCGATGGCCCTCAAAAGTTTTTAGTGCCATTAAATCCTCGGTATCCCAACATCCCTATCAATGGTAATTGCCTTATCATTGGTGTAGTCAAAGGAGTTCAATACGAACTCTAAGACCTCTCTTCTCTAACTAAGGCACCGAACTAAGAAAAGTTTGGTGTTTTCTCTTGCCATAATAACTAAGTTAAGTTAGATTTTATATCAAAGATAACGAACAGGCAGGACGCCCACGAAGTAGCCGCCTGGGGCATATGAAGTCCAGGATGATTCGTTGAGTCATGTTGTGCCACCAGGCACTCATGTTAAAGCAGGTGTATGAAATGAAAGTCCAGATTTTAAACAATAACTGTGAAGTCGTTTGGTCATACGACATAGCCGCCCCTGTAGATCAGAGCGGCGATAGCTGGACCAATGGGAAACATCAGATTATGGCTGGAGTTGTGTTCTCTTTACGCCGTGCTTTGGAACAGGCTGAAGTATTTCCATCAGACCCTGAATGGAAATGGCCTTTTTCTATTTGTCCAAATTCGGAGAGCACATTTCAGAAAATTGGTCAGAAAGTCGCACTCGAAGAGCATCAGCCAACTGTTTCCTGATTTTTTCAGGTAACTCGTCGGCATCGCAGAAACAACAACGCTCGATCATGTTGAAAGCCGATTCGTAGAACTGTTTCTGCTGAGTGTCGCTGAGACAGGAAAAGAGCGACGTTACGATGATTTTATTAATTGCATTATCAAGTTCTTTTTCATCAAAAGTCATTTGATTTTCCTTTTATGTATACGGGCTTAAAAGGATACCACCGAGCCTGAAGTGGTGAAAAGACAGGCACATAACAGCTAAGTATTTTCAACCAGAGAGAATCCTTAGCGTTGTGGTGAATGCGGCTCAGCGCACGCGGGTTAAGGTTGAGGCTGACAGTCGACCTTCTGTAGATACCCACCCGCCTGGTGTGCAACCTTCGCCAGGCACCGGGAGGCACCCGGCACCACAACTTTATGCTGTGTGTAGTCCTGGCGGTACCAGTTTGTACCCTTGCTTCCGGCTGGTACCGCTCTTTTTACAAAACAGAGAAGAGCATCACCGGACGACGGGCTCATAACCCAATCCATCCGGGCGGCTGCCACCGCAGGTGTTCTTCTCTGTTTTGTGGAGAAACTAATCGGCCTTGCAGGGTCGATATGATGAGGAGCAGCAAAATGGCTAGCGAACGCAGTACTGATGTGCAGGCATTTATCGGGGAGCTGGACGGCGGCGTATTTGAAACCAAAATCGGCGCAGTTCTCAGTGAAGTCGCTTCCGGTGTGATGAACACGAAAACCAAAGGTAAGGTCTCACTCAACCTGGAAATCGAACCATTTGATGAGAACCGTGTGAAAATCAAACACAAACTCTCATATGTTCGCCCGACTAACCGCGGGAAAATTTCCGAAGAAGACACCACCGAAACGCCGATGTATGTCAATCGCGGTGGTCGCCTGACTATTCTGCAGGAAGACCAGGGACAATTACTGACTCTTGCCGGTGAACCTGACGGAAAACTCCGCGCAGCAGGTCATTAATATCGTTCTTAATTAACTGATTATTTATCTCATCACTGAATATCTTTATATAGTGAGGACTTATTATGTCTCAGAACTTAGACGCAACCGCAATTAATCAAATCCATGCCCTTATTTCTGCTCAGGGTGTTAATGAAATTATCAGTAAGATTGGTGCCGATGCTGTGGCATTGCCTGAGAATTTCCGCATTCATGATCTGGAAAAATTTAATTTAAATCGCTTCCGTTTCCGTGGTGCGCTTTCCACTGCCAGCATCGATGACTTTACCCGTTATTCTAAAGATCTTGCAGATGAAGGCACCCGCTGCTTTATCGATGCTGATAATATGCGTGCCGTCAGTGTGCTTAACCTGGGTACTATTGATGAACCAGGTCACGCAGATAACACCGCCACTCTCAAACTGAAAAAGACAGCACCGTTCTCTGCTCTGTTGTCTGTTAATGGCGAGCGTAACTCCCAGAAATCACTGGCAGAATGGATTGAAGACTGGGCCGACTACCTTGTGGGCTTTGATGCTAATGGTGACACCATTCAGGCAACAAAAGCGGCTGCGGCGGTCCGTAAAATCACGATTGAAGCAAACCAGACCGCTGATTTTGAAGATAATGACTTCAGCGGCAAACGCTCCCTGATGGAGTCTGTCGAAGCGAAGACCAAAGACATTATGCCAGTGGCATTTGAATTTAAATGCATTCCGTTTGAAGGTCTGAAAGAACGTCCGTTTAAATTACGCCTCAGCATTATCACTGGCGATCGTCCGGTACTGGTTCTGCGCATTATTCAGCTGGAGGCGGTGCAGGAAGAAATGGCTAACGAATTTCGTGATCTGCTTGTTGATAAATTCAAGGACAGCAAAGTAGAAACCTTTATTGGTACTTTCACCGCCTGATTTCATTACTGCAAATGCCCCTGCGGGGGCATTTATGGAAACGTAATTTACTCAATAATCGCCGGATGGTGAGGGATTCTTTTTACCAGAATTCAGCGCGGTGCAGCGCATATACGTGGAGAACAAAATGTCATTTATTAAAACTTTTTCCGGGAAGCATTTTTATTATGACAGGATAAATAAAGACGACATCGATATTAACGATATCGCGGTTTCCCTTTCAAATATCTGTCGCTTTGCCGGTCATCTTTCGCACTTCTACAGCGTCGCCCAACATGCGGTTCTTTGCAGCCAGCTGGTGCCGCAGGAATTTGCTTTTGAAGCGTTAATGCATGATGCAACAGAAGCGTATTGCCAGGACATTCCCGCACCACTGAAACGCCTTCTTCCTGACTATAAACAAATGGAAGAAAAAATAGACTCCGTAATCCGTGAGAAATACGGATTACCCCCAGTTATGAGTACGCCCGTGAAATATGCCGATCTCATCATGCTGGCAACCGAACGCCGCGATCTCGGGCTTGATGATGGCTCTTTCTGGCCTGTACTGGAAGGTATCCCGGCAACAGAGATGTTCAACGTGATTCCACTGGCACCGGGCCATGCCTACGGGATGTTTATGGAACGCTTTAACGAGTTATCGGAGTTACGCAAATGCGCATGAATGTTTTCGAAATGGAAGGGTTTCTTCGTGGGAGATGTGTACCGCGAGATCTGAAAGTAAATGAAACAGATGCTGAATACCTGGTGCGTAAATTCGATGCGCTTGAAGCTAAATGTGCAGCACAGGAAAACAAAGTAATACCAGTGTCAACTGAACTGCCACCAGCAAATGAAAGTGTTTTGTTATTCGATGCTAACGGAGAAGGCTGGCTAATTGGCTGGCGTTCTCTCTGGTACACCTGGGGACAAAAAGAAACCGGAGAATGGCAGTGGACATTTCAGGTCGGGGACCTTGAAAACGTCAATATCACTCACTGGGCAGTAATGCCAAAAGCACCGGAGGCTGGAGCATAATGACCACTTTTACCGACAAAGAACTGATTAAAGAAATTAAAGAGCGTATCAGCAGCCTTGACGTGCGAGACGATATTGAGCGCCGTGCTTATGAAATCGCACTCCTATCTCTGGAAGTAGAACCAGATGAACGCGAAGCTTATGAATTATTCATGGAAAAGCGTTTCGGTGACTTAGTAGATCGTCGGAGAGCAAAAAACGGCGATAACGAATACATGGCATGGGATATGACTCTCGGTTGGATCGTCTGGCAGCAACGAGCTGGTATCCATTTTTCAACAATGTCACAGCAAGAGGTGAAATAATGGAGCCATACAGCCTCACACTCGATGAGGCCTGTCATTTTCTCAAGATATCCAGACCGACTGCCATTAACTGGATACGCACAGGGCGTCTTCAGGCAACACGCAAAGATCCCACTAAGAATAAATCTCCTTACCTCACAACACGACAAGCCTGCATTGCGGCTCTTCAGTCTCCGCTGCATACTGTCCAGGTGAGCGCGGGTGATGGCATAACAGAGGAAAGAAAATGTCACTCTTCCGCAGAGGTGAAATATGGTACGCCAGTTTCACATTGCCGAACGGTAAAAGATTTAAACAGTCTCTTGGAACAAAGGACAAAAGGCAGGCGACAGAACTCCATGACAAGCTAAAGGCTGAAGCATGGCGGGTCAGCAAACTTGGTGAAATACCTGATATAACGTTCGAGGAAGCATGTGTCAGGTGGCTTGAAGAGAAAGCACATAAAAAATCACTGGACGATGACAAAAGCCGGATCGGATTCTGGCTTCAACATTTCGCAGGAATGCAACTAAGAGACATTACTGAATCAAAAATTTATTCAGCAATGCAGAAAATGACGAACCGGCGTCATGAGGAAAACTGGAGACTCAGGGCAGAAGCATGCAGAAAAAAAGGGAAACCTGTTCCAGAATACACGCCAAAACCAGCGTCCGTTGCAACGAAGGCTACGCATCTTTCATTTATAAAGGCCCTACTAAGAGCCGCAGAGCGTGAATGGAAAATGCTGGATAAGGCACCAATTATTAAAGTGCCTCAACCAAAGAATAAACGGATCCGCTGGCTGGAGCCCCATGAAGCACAAAGGCTGATTGATGAATGTCCGGAGCCATTAAAGTCTGTTGTTGAATTTGCACTGGCAACAGGCTTAAGACGCTCGAACATCATCAACCTTGAATGGCAACAAATAGACATGCAGCGCCGGGTGGCATGGATAAACCCGGAAGAGAGTAAATCAAACCGCGCAATTGGCGTTGCGCTGAATGATACTGCATGTCGCGTTTTGAAAAAACAAATCGGGAATCATCACCGTTGGGTATTTGTGTACAAGGAAAGCTGTACCAAACCAGACGGAACGAAAGCGCCAACAGTAAGGAAGATGCGGTATGACGCAAACACAGCCTGGAAAGCGGCGCTGAGACGGGCTGGTATTGATGATTTCAGATTTCACGACTTGAGACACACCTGGGCAAGTTGGCTGGTTCAAGCCGGAGTCCCGTTGTCAGTGTTACAGGAAATGGGAGGCTGGGAGTCTATCGAAATGGTTCGTCGATATGCTCACCTTGCACCTAATCACCTTACCGAACACGCACGGCAAATAGACTCGATCCTGAACCCATCGGTCCCAAATTTGTCCCAATCAAAAAATAAGGAAGGTACTAATGATGTGTAACTTATTGATTTAAATGGTGCCGATAATAGGAGTCGAACCTACGACCTTCGCATTACGAATGCGCTGCTCTACCAACTGAGCTATATCGGCCCTGAAAGGACATGTTCACGAACGTGAATCACGGTGGACAAGGTTAAAACTAACCGGGCGATGCGTCAATGGCCTTGTGAATCAAATGGCTACTTTTGCATCACCCGGTTTTATTTACGCACGAATGGTGTAATCACCAATGCCGATCCACTTGTAAGTGGTCAGTGCTTCCAGCCCCATTGGGCCACGCGCGTGGAGTTTTTGTGTGCTTACCGCCACTTCCGCACCCAGACCAAACTGGCCGCCGTCGGTAAAACGCGTAGAGGCGTTAACGTAAACAGCGGACGAATCCACTTCGTTAACAAAACGCTGGGCGTTGCGCATATCGCGGGTCAGGATCGCATCGGAGTGTTGTGTGCCGTGTTCACGAATATGGGCGATGGCATCGTCAAGATCGCTGACGATTTTGACGTTCAAATCTAATGACAGAAACTCATCGTCATACTCTTCGGCTTTAACAGCAACCACCTTCGCAGGGCCTGCCTGCAACTGCGCCAGTGCAGCTGCATCTGCGTGTAATGTCACGCCGCTTTCCGCCATTTGTTTGCTTAATGCGGGCAGGAAGCTATCGGCGATGTTTTTATTCACCAGCAACGTTTCAACCGTATTACATGTGCTCGGACGCTGAGTTTTCGCGTTGACGATCACTTTTAATGCTTCAGCGATCTCTACACTTTCATCAACGTAAATATGGCATACGCCTATACCACCTGTGATCACCGGGATTGTCGACTGTTCACGGCACAGTTTATGCAAACCAGCGCCACCACGCGGGATCAGCATGTCGATGTATTTATCCATACGCAGCATTTCACTGACCAGCGCACGGTCAGGATTATCAATCGCCTGCACGGCACCCGCCGGTAAGCCGCAGGATTTCAGGGCGTCCTGAATCACCGCCACCGTTGCAGCGTTAGTGCGACACGTTTCTTTGCCACCGCGCAGGATCACCGCATTACCGGTTTTCAGGCACAGCGAAGCGACATCAACCGTCACGTTCGGGCGCGCTTCATAAATCACGCCAATAACCCCCAGCGGTACGCGACGACGCTCAAGACGCAGGCCGCTGTCCAGTACGCCGCCATCGATTACCTGCCCCACCGGATCGGCGAGGTTACACACCTGGCGCACATCGTCGGCAATGCCTTTCAGCCGTGCGGGCGTCAGTGCCAGACGGTCAAGCATCGCTTCGCTAAGGCCGTTGGCACGCGCGTCAGCAACATCCTGCGCGTTAGCGTTGAGGATGATTTCGCTTTGTGCTTCCAGTTCATCGGCTATTTTTTCCAGTACGCGATTTTTTTCGCGGCTGGAGAGTTGCGCTAATTTATACGAGGCTTGCTTCGCGGCAATGCCCATTTGTTCCAGCAT